CACCTGTTTCCCACATATGCACAAGGCAAAAAAGTGATGTGGGACGGTGATGACAAGACCGGCTATAAGTCGATGAACCACTTCCCGGGCTTTAACGCCAGCCGTCATCCTGCCGGCATAGTGGCACGCAAGAACGAGACAGAGTTACGCGTTGAGCTTACAAACGGCAGCGCTTATCAGATCATTGGCACCGATAACATTGACAGCATCCGTGGCACTAACCCGGCCGGGGTTATCTACAGCGAGTATGCGTGGCAGAATCCGCAGGCTGAGCTGATACTTAGCCCTATCCTGGCAGAAAACGGCGGCTGGGCTATCTTCAACTCTACACCGCTAGGGCATAACCACTGTGAGGGGCTATACCGGATGGCTAAGGGTAATCCTGACTGGTATTGCTCGCTATTAACGGTGGACAGCACCCGCGATCACGACGGCAACCTCGTTTATCCCCCTGAAAAGATCGAGGCTGAGCGCCGGCGCCTGATTGCACAAGGCAAGAGCGAGAGTGATGCTGAGACATTCATACAGCAGGAATATTATTGCAGCTTTGAAGGCTACTTAGAAGGCAGCTATTACAGCGAACAGCTACGTGCGGCCCGGGCACAGGGTCGCATTAGCCGCGTGCCGTGGCGGGTTCGTGAGCCTGTCTACACGTTCTGGGACATTGGCGTGGGCGATAGCACGGCTATCTGGTTCGGCCAGCGCTATAAGCACTTGATGTTGTTCGTGGATTACTACGAGGACCACGGCAAGCAGCTGAGCTTTTACGCCAAGGTATTGCATGAGAAGCCGTATCTGTACGGCGCTCATTACTGGCCGCACGACGGCAAGAACCGAGACTTCAGCGGCCGTGAAGGTGAGGATCGCCGCGACACTGGGCAGCGGCTAGGTGTAAGGCCTATCTACATTGTACCGCGTGGCGATGTGGACGATGGCATAGACTCGGCGCGGCGCCTGTTCAGCCAGTGCTGGTTTGATGCCAAGTTATGCGCTAAGGGCCTGGATGCATTAGCAAGTTACCACAAGGAATGGGATGAGGATCGCAAGGAATTCAGGCAGCGGCCGTTTCACGATTGGGCGAGCCACGGGGCAGACGCGTTTCGAACTATGGCCAAAAGCAAGTGGGATTGGCCGGTGCAGGACGATGAGCCGCACAGGCTACCGCCGAGTGCAATGAGCATGTGATGGACTACGGACCACAACCAGCAGGCCAATATTGTTATTGTTTCCGGCCCAATAACCCGATTGATTGCTTATTCCCGAGCTGTGGAGCGAGGGCTGACACCACCGCGTTTAAGTACGCTATCGTGCCGAAGCTCGATTGGGCGCAGGTTTACGCCAAGATGGACCGCAAATGACACGCCTAAACTATTGCTATGATTGCAGAAAGGCACATTGGGCGGCAGATTGCCCGGTTAGAAACCCGCCTAAAATTGTTACAAAGCCTGTAACATTAGTCACTGTAGCACAGCCATTTGTTACGCTTGCAGTAACGAAACATTGCCCCACTTGCAGGTGTCATCCGAGGACTAATGCCGAGCGGCAGAAGGCATATCGGGAGCGGCACAAGGCCAATTGATGTTCATTCTCCCCTCCAGGGGCAGACCCCAAAACATTGAGCGGCTAGTGGAGCACTACCGCTACACCGACGCTAGTGCGCCCGTGGTGCTCTATCTCGACACCGACGACCCGAGTCTCAACGATTATGCACTGATCGACATGCCGCCGACCTGGACGGAGCGGGTGTACGGCAGGGCGCCTTACAATCCTGTTTGGCATATCAACAACCGCCACTTCAACGACTTTCCTGATGAGCCCTGGTACGGCCACATTAACGACGACATGGTGCCGCGCACGTACCATTGGGATCAGGAGCTGATTGCCACTGCCGGCAGCGATTACATTGCCTACGGTGACGACATGCTCCAGGGAAAGCGCATGTGCACGTTTCCGGTGATCGGCGGCAACCTTGTTCGAAGATTTGGCCGGCTGATGTTCGAAGGTTTAAACATCGATTCAGCATGGATGCTGCTTGGTTACAAGCATGGGCTCTTGCGCTATCGGCCGGACGTTAAGTTGGAGCACTTGCATTACACGGTGGGCAAGGCGCCGTTTGACAGCACGTATGACGTTGACGAGGCGATACGCAACGGCGGCAGTTGTGAGGCGCTGGAAGCGTTCATGCGTGAGTGGATCTTACCGGAGCGGTTTAACGCGGAGGCGTAACTTATGAAGATAATTGTTGTTTCCGTATTTCTGCTGCTGGTTTTTGGGTGCAGCGATGAACTCGCGCCTAAACAATCGGCAACCGTAGCGGATGGGCGGCTCGCTATAACCTGTTCTAACGGAATGGAGATCGTCAATAGTGGGAAGGAACCTGTGACGATTGTGGGTCCGGGAACGATACGGTGTGAAAATGGGAGTGTCGTTATCGAAGGCGACATAAAGGTCGAGTGAAAGGAAACTCCATGAACAAGAAGCCTGTTTCACGCCAATTCAACCAGGGCGATACTCCAACGATTGCCGTATTCAATCAGGCAACGGTATCGCTCGGGGTGGACTTCAACAAGCTCATCACGGCGATGCAGAGCTATGTGGACAAGTACGTCGCACCGCGTTGGGCGTGCCCGGCCAATCTCGTTAAGTCTGATGACTTCGTTAAAGGTGCATGGGCGGTAGCGTTTCTGGATGATGCGGATGTGCAGGGGGCGCTAGCGTATCACGATGTAACGCCGGACGGACTGCCGTTGTCTAAGGTATTCGTCAAAACCACACTTAAGAACAAAGAAAGTGTGCCAGTGGCCGGCTCGCACGAGCTGGCCGAAATGCTTATTGATCCCGGCATTCAGATGATGACTACGGGCCCCAACTTGCGACTCACCTATGCGCTTGAAGGATCGGACCCGGTGGAGGCATTGAGCTTCCCGGTAAACGGTATCCCGATGTCAGATTTTGTGTTTCCCAGTTACTTTGAAGTGTTCCGGAAGGCTGGTTCTGTGCAGTTCGATCAAATGGGCAAGGTTAGAAAACCTTTCCAGATTTTACCCGGCGGCTATCAGATTGTGTTTAATGGCCGGCAATGGATGCAAGTGTTCGGCTCAACGGCAAAGGCAAAGAAGTTTGCCAAAGAGGACAGGCGCGGGCATCGGTCTGAGCAGCGTAAGAAGCAGACTGAAATGGCAGCGAAATACGATCCGGCGGTGGCATGAAAGTCTATTTGGGTCAGACGCGCGGAAAAAAACTCTGTGATCAATTAGACGCGCAGGGTTTTGGCGAGATGGTATCGCGCGGTGAGTTTCCGCCAAGGCGTTATCCGTGGGCCTACGACAACGGCGCTTTCAAGGACTGGACGGCAGGCAAGAAGTTCGACCGTGAGAAGTATCTCCGTGAAGTCTTGGCTATCCCGAATTATTCGACAAAGCCTGATTTTCTGGTTCTACCCGATATTGTCGGCGCAGGCGAGCGAAGTCTCGATTTCTCGTTCGAGTGGATACCGCACTTATACAAGATTGCGCCGCTTTATTTAGCAGTTCAAGACGGCATGGATGCAAGGCATCTTGAGGAAGTATCAGATTATATTGACGGTATTCTAGTCGGCGGCACGCTTAGCTGGAAGCTACAGACGGCGCATTCATGGGTCGACAGAGCGCACAGACTAAACAAGAAGTGTCATATCGGACGGGCAGGCACCGCCAATAGAGCAGCATGGTGCAAGCGTATCAACGCCGATAGTCTCGACTCGTGTCTACCGCTCTGGAGTGACGCTAATATGACGCGATTTCTAGAAGGATTGACGCGCAATATTCCAGAATTGCCGTTTGATCCACGACGAATTACGAACGTGTGCTGATATGAAGGAACAATCGGACCCCCTCGGCACCGCAGTTACCGACTACATCGATGTAATCGAGGGCAAGAAGCCTGCGGCCGAAGCACAAGTAGGCGGCGAGCAGGAGTTAACCAACGAGCAGCGCCGGCGCGTGCCTTACATTGTCGCCTTGTATAGAAAGCCCTGCTATCTCTGCGATAAAGAGCCGCCGTGTCAATATTTCCTACCCTGGAAAACCGCCGACGCTGTAACGCCGTGGAAGATTACGGCAATCTGTAGCAGCTGCCGCAGGCTACCGGATGTGAAAGAGCGCATAGAGGCAAGACTTAGAGAGGAGTTGGCCGATGGCAATGGATAACTTAAAGAAGATGCAGCAGAAGCACGATGCCAAGATTAAAAAGCAGAGTAAGCCGCCGGCGGGCATGATGGGCGTGTGTAAGGGGCACGACATGGCGGAAGAGAAAGGCGAAATGAAGAAAGGGGGCAAGTAATGGGACTAATGAAACCGAAGCCGCAGGGCAAGGGCATTGTTAAAGCATTGGGGCAGAAAGGCACCACTGGCAACTTCAAGAAGATAGAAGCGGCCAAGGGTAAAGGGGCGGCAATCGGCGCACTGCAGAACAAACTTGCCAAGAAGCGCGGCCAACCGATTCCGTATTAGGGCAATGGGCAAGGCCTACTTCGACAATAATTTCGTATGTATTAACGATAACGGCGACTGTGTGGCCATGAGCGATGTAGTGAGAACAATTGAGATACCCGGCCGGCGCGTTCTGGAAATAGTGCGGGATTACTTCGAGTCTAACTACAAGCGGCTTGACGGCAACGGTAATGAAGTGCCGCTGGGCGAGGCGCCTTACATAGTGGTGCGCAACAGTGACAGTAAGGTGTTCAAGCTGGCTAAGTACGTGCCTTACGGCTGGCAGGCGCGGGATTACGTTTACTTGGAAGAGATATGAAGATTTTGTTGCTTGCTAGTGTCCTTTCTTTCGGCGGCGCGGGTGTAACTGAGGAGTGGATTGGAGGTGATCCAATTATCCAGCACGACTTGCGGTTACCTATTTGCGCCGATAGTCAGCATTTAAATTACTCGAATAACGAATGGATGTGTGGAAAATGAAAAAGAAATCATCAAAACAGTCAAAGGTAACGCCGCCGCAGGGTAAGTTTATCAATCAGACTTATGGCGGCAAGGGCGATATGAGCCACATTGTCAGCGACAAGCAGCAGGAAGATGGCGAGGCGAGTTACGACAACGAGGGGCAGTTTGGGATCGGGATGAGTAAGAGCAAGTAGATGCCGATATACACCAATCCAGCTCAGTTAGCCTCATTACAATCCGGCCGCAAGTTTAGCGGCAACGATGCGGCAACACAGAACGCGGCTTCAGCCGATGCCAAACGCGATTTGACTGACTTTATAGGGAAAATCAAGCTCGACATTGACGCGTGCTGGAAAGTAACCGAGCCGTGGCGGTTGCAGGCTGATGAGTCCTACAGGTTTGTGGAGAATGATCAGTGGGATGAGCGTGACGCGAAGTTCATGTCCACACCGCCGGCCCGCCCGATGCTCACGTTTAACGATGTGTTGCCGGTAATCAGGATTTTATCCGGAATAGAGCGGCAAAAGGCTGAGTCGTTTAAGGTAAAGCCGCGCGAGGGCGGCGATGTAGATGCGGCCGAAGTGCTAACGGAGTTGATGAAGTATGTCGACGATGAAAATCTCGGGTACTATCAGCGTATCAGGAAATCAAATGATGTTAACATTACCGGACGAGGTTATATCAAGACTGACATCTCCTACGACGAGAACGTTAACGGCGACATTATTCTCAAACGACGGAACCCGCTTACCATTTTTAATGACCCTATGGCGGATGAATGGGACGGTACTGACCGAAGGTGGGTTGCCGAGGGCGAATGGGTCACGGAGGACGAAGCAAAAGAACTCTGGCCGGAGTTCGAGGACCAAATCCGGATAGGCGACTGGCTTTCCGGCAACACCGGCATGATGTCGCCCAACTTGGTAGGCGATAAGCTGATAAATTCCAAGCTGTTTATCGATCAGGCGACTAAACGCGTTCGCATTTTCGATTATTGGTACAAGAAAGTCGAGCCGGTGATGCTTGCGGTTAACATGGACACTGGCGACACGCGGGTGGCGGACGAGGATTTCGTTACAGAGTATCAGACAATGGACCCGGCAACGCAGCAATCGCTAAAATTCATGCGGCGCAAGGTGACAACGATCAGAGTCGCCACGATTATGAACTGGATCTTGATGCGCGACGACATTTCGCCGTTTCCGCACCGTTATTTTCCAATCACGCCGTATGTCGGGTTGCAGTACAACAACGAGCCGTGGGGAATAGTGCAATTTCTGAAAGATCCGCAGCGACTAGCCAATAAAGGCGTTAGTCAGGCGCTAAACCACCTTAACCGCTCGGCTAATTCGGGCTGGCTCAATCATTCTACCCGGGGCGCTAGCAGCACAGTCTTAGAAAAGTTTGGTTCTGTGCCCGGCATTGTTATCAACTACCAGGAAGAGCCGCCGCGCCAGATCGATCCGACACCGCTCAGCGAGGGGCATGTGGGAATGATCCGGTTTGCCAAGGATCAAATCAAGTCTACGAGCTTGGTTAATGCTGAAATACAGGGCATAGCGGCCGAAGGTTACAAGGCGGTATCGGGCAAGGCGATACAGGCACGACAACAAGGCGGACTAGTAGGCAACGAGGACTTATTCGACAATCAGCTACTCGGCGACAAGATTGTCGGCATGCAATTGATACCGATGATTCAGCAGATATTTACCCCTAGCAGGGTGGAGAGGATCGTCGCAGATAGGGCGGACATGGCGACTAGCAACATGGCAGCGATCTTCTCGCAGCGTAAGACAGAACTGCCGGTGATTATCGATAAGGCGCTCAAGGGCGAATATGACTACATTATTGACAAGAGTGGCGGCGGGCTATCGGCGCGTGAGGAAATGGCGGCTAAGCTGACAGACATTACCAAGACGTGGGCGCAATACGGGCAAGTGCCGGTAAGCTTAATCATGGCGACACTGAAATACTTAGACTTGCCTAGCGCAGATGTCGAGGCGATCAAGCAGGAAGTGATGCAGCAGGTACAAATGGCGCAAATGGCACAGGCTGCACAGATGGGCGGCATGGCACCGCAGGGCCAGCCCAATGGTGGCCCACCGCAAGGGCTAGGGCAATAACAAGGAGTTTTTATGGCAGAACCGGAAGAAAAAACAGAAGCCGCTCCGGCACAAGACAACGGCAAGAACCCCGGCACCGATGAGTCTGTTACAGATTCGCCTGACTTAGGCGCTGGTGTAGGGCCGGGAGAGGATTACGATCAGGTACAACAAGAGCCTGAAGAAGAAAATACTTCTGTCAAAACGCCAAAAGACCCGACTGAGGGCATGTCGCTACAAGAGGCGAGAGATTATTGGAAAGGTCAAGCAGATCATTTTGCTAAAGACTACAGACTTGAGCGCACTAAGCGCCAAGCCTATGACAGACAATATGGAGGCCTTAACGGTGCCGGGTTATCGAGGCAGAAAATTGATCAGCAGCGTGCCGTGGATCGCTTTACTAACCTCGACATTCCCAACAATGTAAACGATCTTGCGTCTTATACCCGCTACATCCTGAACGAGGCGGAAAAGGGCTTTGAAGCCAAGATGACGGAGAAGCAGCTTGACGGGCGGGTAGAGACAAGCGAGAAAACCGCACGTGATGCACACAACGGTGAGGACGGGCTACCGGCGTATGATGAGCTGGTGGACGAATTTGTGGCGCCGCTGATTCAGAAGCGGCCGCGCATATTCAGCATGCTACGGGAAATGGAAGATCCGGCAGAGGCGGCTTATACGTTGGGGTTTATACTTAAGTACAAGAACTTCAGCGACATTGTGAAGAGCCAGACGCGCGATGAGCTGATGAAAAACATCAACGCCACATCCAAGCAGGCAGCCAACATAAAGGGTAAGGCAAGCGGCAGGCAACCGAGCGGGAGACTGACACGCGCGGAGATAGATGCGATGAGCCCAGAGGACTTTGAGCGTGAGTTGGAGCGGTTTAGAGCCGGTGGCGAATAGCGGTGCGTAAGAAAATTCATTGCCTGGATTGCGGGAGATTTCTGAAATTTCTAGCTGCCAAGCCGTCAGCGAGCGATCCACTAGCACAACACGAGTTTTTATTTTGTAAACACTGTAAAAGGAAGTTTGCTTGGGCTGGAGAACTAAAGGAAACTTATGGCATACGATAAACAACAATCGGACACGCCTTCAGACAAACTCTGCCTTTACGGCCCACTGGCTAAAGACTTCATGCGCACGCACGTGGGCGAGACAGTTAAGCTTACCGTTACCGGCTTACTAACTACAGCGAGTACTAAGGCGCCGGATAGTGTAGAGGGTGACGAAACGCCGTATGTGGAATTTGAAGTGCTGGAGGTGGACGGCGGGAAGAAGAGTTACGGTGACATGAGTGCATCGGAAATGGAAGCGCAGATTGCCAACGTCAAGAATGAGGATCAGCCCGAGCCGCAGACTACCATCCCCAACCGCGAGGACGGCGGCAGTATCTGGACCGATGTAAAACGCCAGGCCAAGATTGGCCAGACACCGCAAAGGCGACCTAAGCCGTTTAGGATAGGCTAAAGCCATGACACCAGCACAATTACTCACACTCAAAGCGGACATTATTGCCGATTCGATCATGAACGCGCAGCCTAACAATTCGGACGGTGCTTTTGAGATAGCGCGGCTTTACAACCTGAACGCGACTCCTAGCTTTACAGTCTGGAAAACTGCCGTGCCAATAGATCAGGTTGGGCAGAAATTCAACGGCACTGAACTGGCTGGATTGACGACGGCAAATAATACCCGACTTCAAACCATTGCGCTCTATCTAGATAATGTAAACCCGTCGATACCGGACAACCGCCAGTTTTTTGACGATGTGTTCAGCGGCGCGGGCGGTACAAATACGCGGGCTAACCTACTTATACTCTGGAAACGGTTGGCTACACGTGGAGAGAAGTTATTCGCTACAGGAACGGGCAGCGATCCGTCACCGGCAACTCTAGTATTCGAAGGGCAGATTAGCCCCGCCGATGTGACGGCGGCGAGAAATAGCTAATGGCAACCGTCAATATTGCCTACGCGGCATCTTCGGTAATCACAATCACGCTTGCTTCGATTGCAACCTCGGCGACGTTTGCAGCTGGGGCAGAATCGACGGTTATAGATAACACTTCTAACAAGTACGTGGATGCGATTGTCGGCGGCAAAATTACTGTCGGCACCACGCCGACTATCAACACGCAGATTTTAGTTTATGTTTTTACGCCGATTGACTCTACGCCGACTTATCCCGATGTCATGGACGGCACAGACTCGGTAGAAACCCTTACGAGTGTCGGCGTAGGCGCGGCCTTTTTAAAGCTTGGCGCGGTGCTAATTGTGGACGCCGTAACTTCCAATATTGCCTATCCGTTTAGCTTTGCCGTAGCGCCGTTGTTCGGCGGCTCAATGCCGTCGCGCTGGAGCTTGTTTGTCACGCACAACACCGGGGTTAATTTGAACGCAACCGGCGGCAATCACGTTATCAAGTACGAAGGTGTTACCTACACGGTGGTGTAAAATGGCGCTAACTTTTACTACCACGGCAAATGTGAACTTTGGCAGCGGCGCGACTTTGGCGCTCGCCGGAGCCGCTCAAACGTGGTCCTGGTTCGGCTGGATATTCCCAACATCGGATGTGGCCGGGCGTCCTTTTAGCATAGGTGCGGCATCAACTGATCATAAACGGCTTATTGTCAGGCCAACTTATTCTCTGCGCATGGCGACCTTGCGTGCCGCAGGCGTAACGCCCGATACCTATGATTCCGCCGTCAACGTACTGACTAGAAATATTTGGCATTTCATTGTTTTAGTTTACGACTCTTCTCTTGGCGCCGGCTTAAGGTTTGCCGCCTATCGCGGCACGCTCGGTGCCCCGCCAATTCCGTTGATATTAACGCCTAACGTCGATGGCAGCGGAAACTGCGACGATGATTCGGCGGATAGTTATATTGCCGGCAATTCATCCGCTGGAACCGATCCGTTTAACGGGCGGATCTATAATTTCGGTTATTTTCCCGGCCGTGTTTTAAGCCCTGCTCAAGTCGCTCAATTATGGAAATTCCCACGGTCCGCGATACTCATGGGGGCAAAGCTCTATAGCGAGCTTGGCTATCACGCCATTGGAACGCAGCCCGATTTAACAGGTAATGCTAATCACGGCACGCTTACCGGGGCGAAATTAGCGGCTGATCCGCTATTCACGCAGCCTCTGAGTGCGCAGTTAAGGCACATAATTAACGCACCGCCAGTCATACCGAGGTTAAAGCCCTGGCAGTTGCAGGCCCAGATGGGAGGGCTGATAGCCCAATGAGTTGTGATTGCTGCGGCAAGTATGATTTGGCGCGGACTTATATTCGTTGCCAGCACTGCCACAAGCGGCTGTGTTTAGTGTGTGTGTCGGTGCATCCGTCACCCGAGCTTTGCAACAAGCGCTCTTTTCAATGCACGCACGGGGAGAGGGGATTGGTGGGGAGGGCTAACGATCATGTGAAAGAAAATCCAATGGAGCGCGTTTACAGTTTCGGGTACGAGTTTTTAAAGCAGAGTTTAAAGGGAGGATAAAATGAGAGAATTTACAGTAGGCGGCGCCGGATTGACGCTCGCCAATAACTCGCCGGTTAGCTTGGTGATGATCATGCCCGTGGCGGCACCCGGCTTGAATATTCAGATTATGCGCGCGTGGATCGGGCAGTCAGCTAACGCGACAAGCGCACAACAGCGTGTCGAGCATACAACGCAGGTGGCTGTGTTTCCAACGACAGCCGTATCGGCAACGCCGGCCGCGCTCAACAGGTCAGATG